GGATGCACCGCTTATTCCCCACCAGGCTTGGAATCCGCCGTTCCTACTGCGACTTTGTAAAAGCCGCCGTGTCACGACGAACCAGCCTAAACCAGAACGCTCAACCCAATCGGCGATGATCACCGCTTGGCTCAACAACGCACCACTGAAAAGTGATGAATGCTGCGAGGAGCTACGGTGTCACCGATTGGTATCGGCAAGTTCTGGTTACCCCGTACTATTATCTAGTACGGAGTCATCCACCGGGGCTTGATGTCGACGGCCCGCGGACGTCCTTGACGCTCCAAATGCTTTGCGTCGGCAAAAGGCTCTCGCCTATCACCGAGTAGGCACTTGAGAAGGGCTCCTTCTCCACTCACGATTGAACGTGGTGGTCGGGATACATCTACGTAGGCTTTAACCAATGGCCTATGCAGATGCTTGTCGTATCGTTCCGCCTCATAAGGGAGGAAGGATCGACGGCCCAATCCAGGTGATGTATCTTGAACGATCGGATAGTGACGAATCACGCTCCGAATCTTCTCGTCAAGATACCTGGCAGTCTGCCACATGCCTCTAGAGTAACAGAGGTTGCGGAATTCTACCAGGGCAATCACTTCGGAAGCATCATGATGTGACGATGGGAACGTTCTGCGGAACTTGACAGGTGTAACATCAAGTCCCGCATAGTAATCCCCACCGCAAGACTCTCTGAACTGCCCAGTCCAGAATGACTTGTCGGTGTTAACCTTGAGGCCGAAGGTCTCAAGGGCACTGATCACATCAGCAACACAGTCTGTGGGAACAATGATATCGTCCCCATAGACGCGCACCTTACCTCGCAGATCTAGAATAGACCTGCGGGTGAGTGGTGTCCTGAGCTTCTGCTCTATCCCATAGAGTACGATAGTAAGGAACACCATCGCTTCTACAGGAAAGCACAGAGCTGAACCCATAGACGCGAACTTCACGAGGTCGACCTTTACCAGGCCGTCCTCGATCGGTACACTCGCGGTCCTGCTCCTCGTAGCTTGCACCGCCTCAGAGAAATGAGGAAATCGATGCAAGAGGGACAGTACATGCGAGTTCAAGACGCGGTCAGATGCTTCGCTGAGATCCAGCGTAGCGAGCCCGCCTTCCCTGGATCCACTTTGCGCCAAGTCCCGATTTGGTACTTGGTCTGTGAATCCGAGGAAGCCGAAAGCCAAGTTCTCAGCCTTGTAAGGGCCTACGACCTTGCTTTCGAGACCGTGGACCAGTGGATCGAGCATGGCCTGCTGCATATACTGCATACAGGTTGGCTCAATCGCAATGATCCGCGGAGTCTTGAGCGTTTTAGGCACGGATATGACCCGGACAGGGTCTTCCGCATCAGGTTCGATGAGCTGGAAGGATACTTCGTAGTCCTCCCTCGAGACGAGGGGGAACGCCGGCACTGAAGCATATTCCTCAAAAGGGAATAGTTGCTCCAGCCGGGATGTCCAACGGTACTGGTCGTACTTAGCGTTTCCACTAAGTCCGTCCGCCGTTGCGCCCGGTCCATGCTTTGGCATAACGTCACCGAGCCAGACCTTTCGGTCCAACTCGGCCAAGACGTTACCAAAGACCAGCAGTGAAATCCTCTGGAAGCTTTTAACGGCTTCTGGGGGAAGAGATTCTTCCACTGCTGCCAGCTCATGCTCACACTCGATGTACCTCTTCATGGCTTCCTCAACCCTCGCATCACTACAAGGGAGAAGGATCTTCGAATACAGACGGCATAACTGTCTGACAGCGAAGATGGCATCCACTGAAGGTTCATCGAGCAGCGCACCACTTCTTGAGTCGAATATCAACGCAAGGAAACCCCCCAAGAACTTTGGGAGGGGACCGCCTTTCCGGGAAAACCCAAGAAAGGCTGTTGCATCGACGCGCTTCTGGTCCAGACATCTTTCGAAGTCTTTACAGAAGCCCGGCAAGGTTATCGTTAGAAACGATAAGCCTTCGCTATCGACTCGAGCCTCGAGCTTTTTACAGTCGAGGTCGGCGCTTGTGTGACACCAGGTGGCCATTTCAACGGCCACCACTCTCCAGAGATCGATCAGGCTTTTCATGGTCTCCTCAATCCAGAGGTAGATCAATCCATGTAGCCCATGTCGTTCTCACTGATCCGCCCAGGGCATGAAAAACTCTGGACAGTCAATGCCACGCGCCGGAGAGCCACTGCATAGTTCTACTGCAGTGAACTCTTCGATGCCGAACCACCAGATCAAGACCTCGCAGAGGCCCGCGATCTGGCATGGTTCAGTTTTCGCCACCGAGAAGCTGCGTAACCTTGGCACCGGTCGAGGCAGTCAGGTATGCTACAAGAGCATCCACGACGGCCTTAGCCTCAGCCACGGTGTAACCCACCTTAGGTGTTTCCACCACGAGGTAGGTACGCATGTTGTAGTAGTTGTTGGCACCGCTCAAAAGCGGGTCAGCAGCTACCTTCTGATGGCCGAGCGAGATGGTGCGACGAACCTTGCTGCCGTAGGAACTGGCAACACTGAGCGTCACGTTCCCATCATTACTCGAGAAACCGCCCGTGTTAGTTCCCGCCGCAGTGCGGGGGAGACTAACCGCGGTCCCTGAAATCGTGACAGACTGAGGATCAGCAAACATGAGCACTCTCTTTCGAGGGGATGAGGAGGTTTGTAATCCTCCTCATCGTGGGTGATAGCTAGCCACGACTTGTGGCTAACCTGAATCAGGACCCTCACCGCGTTCGAGTTAACCCGAGCGCAGCGAGGATGGAAACTTGCCGAGTCGTAAGATTCGACATGTTGACACCGAAACCAAACGGCGTTGATGCTTCACGACGGCAGTAATGATAGCCTTCGTATTGACCGCCATACGGGGATTCAGAGTAAGTATCACTCCTCATCTCATGCATGACATAGCCATACACCAACACCAGACCATCTTGACCAAGGTTAGACTGATTATGGATAACATCTCCAACGTCAGTCTTCCAGTCGATGGCCCAGGACCAAGGTCCGACATTCCACAGAGTCTCAGGAGTAATCTTGAGACCCAAGAGCTTATTTGCATAGCTCTCGTATCTGCGGAATCTGGCATTTGCATCGTCACCTACTGGTAACCAGTATTTGTACGCACCTTTAAACCAGGTGCGGGTGAGTTTGTACGTGCCGCGTCGTTCCAAGGCGCTTCCTATCGATTTCGCTCCGGCAGTTTTGATAAACTGACTTGACGAAACCGCCACAGATTGCTCTGTGGGTGGGAAGTGGTACTCCCTGTGGATGAGATGTCCGGAATCCTTCTTATACTTTCGTATAATCTCAGAAGAATTCTTGACAGCATACGCAAAATCGCGTATATCCGAGACGAGTGGTAGCCAGCCGAATGAGTAATTAAGATAATCCTCACCGGCAGCTTGAGCGCGCTTAGCCCGAAGGGCTTGGGCACGCCAAGTGGCAGCACCCGCCATAGCAGGAACCCCGTCTTGTAACGCTTCTCCCAGAAACTGGGAAGCGCTGAAGGCAGGGTTTGTAGGCGTGGTACGCGCAATCGCAGTTGTCCCTAGAGCCAGCAAAGCTGACGTCGTCGGGGCAAATACGGAAGGCGCGTTAGGTGGGTTACTAGAAGTAACTTCACCCGAGTACCCGTTCTGCACGATCTTCGACTTGGAGTATTTTCGCTCCGTCTTGATCAGCAGGAAAGGTCCACCACAATCGTGACGTCCTAAGTCAGCAAGACTATGGGAAAACGTCGCGATCTGACCGGAACCGCCGGGCAACCGAGAAAGCTGGTTGCCTCCCTGGTAAACACCGACGAGACTTTCGTCTTTGTCAGTCCAGTAACGGTAGGTCATCCTACAAGTACTCCAATCTGGTTCAGTACAACGGAGAGTTCCATTGCACAAGTGTCGGTCGGCGCCCTAGGGCGC